AGCCGCAGGATTTTATCGCGAAATAGAACTACAACCTTATGAATTAGAAAACGAGTTACGCGACAAGGAACGAGAACTTTCTGGTATTTCTAAAACTTCAAGTGATGACGACTGCACATTAATTGAGATGCATACAAGTTTAGATTTGCCAGGCTATGAACATCGTGAACCTCTAGAAGGAAACGTAACAGGCATTAAACTTCCTTATATTGTCACCATGGATTTGGAAAGTGGAAAGGTCTTGGCTATTCGACGCAACTGGAAAGAAGGGGATGAGTATTACAAGAAACTACAATACTTTTCTCATTATAAGTTTTTACCAGGGCTAGGTTTTTATGGATTTGGATTATTACATATGATAGGTGGTTTGGGTCGTTCCGCCACCTCCATTCTTCGTCAACTTATTGATGCTGGAACTTTAGCCAACCTCCCGGCTGGTTTCAAGGCTCGTGGCATTCGCATCCGTGAAAGGCTCCAAAGTTATGTCCGCTATTCAAAAACGTTTACATTTTGCACAAAAACAAGAGTTTCGCATGTTGGCTAAAGTGTTTGCGGAATCTTTACCTCCGAACTACCCCTATAATGTCTGGGGTGCGGAAGCATTGATTAAGCAGATGGATTTTGATGATAGGGTGGATGTTCTTCCTATATCGGACCCAAATATTTTTTCTATTTCTCAACGATTAGCATTGGCACAAACCCAACTTCAACTAGCACAATCCAATCCGCAAATGCACAACATGTACGAAGCCTATAGAAGGATTTATGAAGCTGTAGGAGTGCAGAACATTGAAGCTCTGCTCCCTCCTCCACAACCCCCTCAGCCGACAGATCCTTCTATAGAAAATGCCCGTGCTATTATTCAGGAAAACTTAACGGCGTTTCAAGAACAGGATCAAGATGCTCATATAGCGTCACATTTAGCCTTTATGAAAACACCTGTGGTGGGGTCAACACCGGCAATTTTTGCTTTACTTTTGGCTCATATCTGTGAACATATAGCCTTTAAAGCGAGAGGAGTAGCAATGATGGAAGCTGTAACTGCTGCACAAGAAGCACAAGCAGCAGGTCAACCTGAACCTTTAATAGATGGCGAGTCCCGTGTTGCTGTATTAATTGCCCAATATACCGAGGAAGTTTTTGCGGCTTTAATGCCTCCTGGAGGCGATCAAGTGGATCCATTGGTCATGTTACGGGAAAAAGAGTTAGATATTAAAGCCGCCGATATTCAACGTAAAGCGTTAGAGTTTGATGCGCGTATGGAATTTGAAGCCGATCGAGAAGCAGGGCGACAAGAAATTCAACGCGAAAATATAGATTCTCGTGAAGACATTGCACAATTGCGTGCGCGTATAGCTCGAGAAAAATTAGCAAAAGATTATAAGGTAGGAAACTAATGGCAAGAGTAAGCGCAGAAAAAGTAGGAGCTAGATTAGAAACCCACGAAGCTGTCTGTGCGGAACGTTGGAAAGAAACGATTTTACGTATTCGACGTTTGGAACATATTCTGATAGGAGGAGCTGGCACTATTATTGTATTGTTGGTAACCTTGTTATGGAGGAATGTATGAAACGACCTCAAGGATTAGCAGGGCAAATGGCTAAACAAATGCACACAACGAAGGGTGCTGCGAAAGGAATGTTAGCTAAAGCTAAAAAAATGAACGACAGAGAAGGTTTTCAAGCCGGAGGACCCGCTCATCATGGTCCCAGTAGTGGGGTCCGGCGTTTAAGCGATAGTGCACACCAGGCACGTCCTCGGTATTTTGTCCGAGGAGGAGGGGTCGCTGTCCGAGGTAACACTTATAGAGGAGTATCGTAAATGACAAAAAACGAACAAGAGGCTCGAAAAGCTTTTTATGATGGCAAGGGAACGGATTACTCAGCTACTATGTCTTTTGAGCAATTTTTTAAAACCATTTGGCCTAATATGAAACGTGCAGATGGAGGCGTAACCCTCCAGTTTGACGAAGGCGAAGTCGCAGAAACCATGTTCCGTGGTGGCGTAGGCTTCAAAGGACATTTTTAACAAAGGAGAAAACCTATGAAGACAAAAAAATATCGTGGCGGAGGTCAAGGATACGCGGATAGAGAAGACGAATCTCTCGGAATGCGTACTGGAGCCGAACGCACTAAACGCCAAAGCATGAGAGATCGTCGTGATGAGTCTTATGGTGCTTGGGGCAAAAGACCAAATCAAAGAATTAATCGTAAAGATGGTGGCGTTGCTTCTTTTGCTAGAGGCGGCGTTGAAGCGGCAGACAAAGAAGGTAGTCGTCTCAGTGTTTCGATGGAAAGACAAGAGGATGCTGGCTTTTCTCCGTCACAAGCAGACTTTGACCAACAACATAGATTAGCGGAAGAAGGTATTATGGATGTAGGTGCCGCCGTTACCATCGTTCAAGGTCATGATTCACGGGAAAAATTAGGTGAAACCGATGGTGTCCGTGGAACAGGAGCAATGGTAAAAGGAACGAAGTTTAGAGGAACTTTTTAATGGATCCAGTAAATTTTGCTTATGCTGTTCTTAAAGCAATACGGCAAAGAATAGAATTAACAGAACAGGCCATACTCGCGGGTAGTCCTAAAACATTAGAGGATTACCGTCAATTGACGGGCGAGTTAAAAGGCTTGCAATTTGCGGAGCAAGAGATTAAAGATGCTCTGGATAAAACAGAGAAAGAAGAAAGCTAATGAAAGGAAAAGTTAATGAACAAAACACTTTATGTGCCCGACCATGTTGTAAAAAATAAAAATAAAGCCAAAGATGCTGTTAATATTAAGACAGCATATGTAGAACCTGAAAAGAAAGTTTTAGACCCTTCTCTTATAAAAAAAGATTTAAAAGAGCGTCTTCCACAACCCACCGGATGGCGGATATTAGTCATGCCTTATATGGGTAAAGCGACGACGGATGGGGGATTATATATTCCGGACGCTGTAAGGGAGAGAGAACAGTTAGCAACTGTTGTGTCATATGTTTTAAAAATAGGGCCTTTAGCTTATAAAGATCCTAATAAGTTTGGACCAGGAGAAGTACCCTGGTGTAAAGAAGGTCAATGGGTTTGTATTGGCCGTTACGCAGGATCACGTTTTAAAATAGATGGTGGTGAAGTTCGTATCATTAATGATGACGAAGTAATAGCCACTATTTTAGAACCTGATGATATTAAACATGTCTAGAAAGAAGAAAGCAACCAAGGAGAACCGACATGCCCGAAACTGAAGAGGCAAAATTAGATGTTGGCGATGCCAACGAAGAAGCAGTAGAAGTGGATGTAAAAGACAAAAAAGAGTCGTCTGATACAGAAACAAAAACTCAATTGGATCTTATTCCTAAAGAAAAAAAGGAAGACGAAACTACAGAGGAACCTAAAAAAGAAGAAGAGTTAGAAGAGTATAGTGCGGGAGTAAAGAACCGTATTGACAAGTTAACAAAGCGTATGAGGGAAGAGGAGCGACAAAAAGCCGCTGCTACGCAATATGCTGAAAATGTTAAAAAAGAAAATGAAAATCTTAAAATACGTTTAAACAATCTTGATAAAGGATACCAAGAGGAGTTTGGAGGTCGTATTGACTCCCAGATTACCAGTGCAAAACGCGCATTTAAAGACGCTCATGAAGCAGGAGATGTGGATCGAATGGTAGAAGCACAAGAAGCTTTAGCAAATCTTACGGTGGAAAAAGGAAAATTAAAAAAAATTCCTTCCGCCGAAGACAAAGCTCCTGGTGCTCCACCAACACAACAGCCTCCCCCAGTCCAACCACCTCAACAACCTCAACAACCAGCCAAACCAGATCCGAGAGCCGAGCAATGGGCCTCAGATAATACCTGGTTTGGGCAGGACGAAGTTATGACATATGCCTCATTTGGCATTCATAGACGTTTAATTGAGGATGAAGGGTTTGACCCTCAGACGGAAGACTATTATAGTGAGCTTGATAAACGAATGGCTGCCGAATTTCCACATAAGTTAGGAAAACAGGCAGGAAACGGGGGAAGTCGCAAAGTAGCGTCTGCTGAGTCTTCCAGATCCCGCAATAAAGGTGGACGAAAAACTGTGCGGTTAACGCCTTCACAAGTAGCTATAGCTAAAAAGCTAGGTGTTCCGCTTGATGAATACGCAAAATATGTGAAGGAGTAAAAAATGACTGAGGAAAAGAAAATGGAGAACACAGCTCCCAAAGAAAATACGAGAATAGACCGTGCGCAAAATACTCGCGAAAAACAGGCACGCAAAGGTCCCTGGAAACCCCCTTCTACATTGGAGGCTCCGGAACCACCAGAAGGTTATATTCATAGGTGGGTAAGGACAGAGGTTATGGGTTTTGATGACCGCAAGAACGTTTCTGCCAAAATACGAGAAGGGTGGGAATTAGTACGTGGTGATGAACATCCAGACTTTGATGCACCAACCATAGAAGATGGGAGACATGCAGGGGTTATTGGAGTAGGAGGATTAGTATTAGCTAGGATCCCTATTGAAATCGCGGAAGAGCGCAATAAATACTACCGGGAGAGGACCCGCAATCAAATGGCGGCTGTTGACACCGAGTTAGCTCGAAATCAACATCCGGCAATGGCTATTCATAAGCCAGAGAGAGAATCTCGTGTAACTTTTGGAGGCTCTCCTAAGAAAGAGAGCTAGTTTTTTAACACATTTGACCGTATGGAGGTATAATTATGGCAAATATTAATGGAAGTTTTGGCCTTCGTCCTATTGCTAAATTAGGGCAAGGAGCCAATTCAACCGGTAATGCTAATTATACAATGTATGAAATCGCGTCTGGCAATACTAACGCCATCTATAAAGGTAGCCCCGTTATCCCGTTAAATACAGGATATATTGATATTGTGGGTTCAGCCTCAGGTGGAGCAGTTGGTTTGCTTGGAGCGTTCATGGGTTGTGAGTATGTGGCAAGTACTACCGGTAAAACGACTTTTAGTAACTACTGGCCTGGGTCAGGAGCAGACAGCAATCATCCAATTAAAGCGTATGTTGAGGATGATCCTATGGCACTGTTTGTTATAGCTACTAATGCTACATGGACGAGTAAGGCAACCGCTATCGCTGATAGATTTGAAAACGCTGATTTTGCGACAGCGACAAGTGGAACAACCGCTACTGGTCTTTCCTCGGCGTCATTAGACGTTAGCACGATGAACACAACTAAGACTTTAAATCTTCGCGTAATGGGATGGGTCGATGATCCGTCAAACGCGGATTTCACAGCTGCTGGTATAGGTGTGATTGTTCGTCTTAATAACCACTTCAACAGTCCAAATGGTGCTGCTGTAGCTGGTACAACTGATACAGCTGGTATATAAGGAGGTAAAATATGGCAATATCTAGAGCACAGCTAGCGAAAGAGCTAGAACCTGGTCTCAACGCCTTATTTGGCCTTGAGTATTCCAGATACGAAAACGAGTCAGCACAAGTTTATGACACAGAATCTTCAGAACGTGCTTTTGAAGAAGAAGTAATGTTGTCAGGATTTGGTGCCGCTCCTGTTAAAGGAGAAGGTACTGCGGTAACTTTTGATGATGCACAAGAAGCTTACACTGCAAGGTATAATAACGAAACTATTGCTCTTGCTTTCTCAATAACAGAAGAAGCTATTGAAGATAATCTTTATG